ATGGTAAAGAAAAAATCAAGCAAAGCCGCGCCTGCGACTATCGCACGTAATAAGCGCGCAACCTTCGAATACCGATTCGAAGAGAAAATGGAAGCTGGTCTATCCCTTATGGGATGGGAAGTGAAATCTATCCGTATGGGTAAGGTCAACTTGTCCGACTGTTACGTATTCCTGAAAAATGGCGAAGCCTTTATGCATGGCTGCACCATTATTCCCTTGAATACGGCATCGACACACGTTGTCTGCGATCCCCTGCGTTTGAAAAAACTGCTACTCAGCCGTAAAGAGCTAGATAAACTAGCTGGCTTAGTTGAGCGCCAAGGCTACTCTATTATTCCTATCTCAATGTACTGGCGTAAAGGTGCATGGGTGAAAGTGGAAATTGGCCTAGGTAAAGGTAAGAAAGATCACGATAAGCGCGAAGATACTAAAGCGCGTGAATGGGAAGTTGAAAAAGCCCGCGTGATGAAAAAAGAAAAAACGCACGGATAATGAACAAACGATTGAACTTGAAGTAAATGATGCTAGGTAATCATTAAGCTACGAGTTACAATCAAATTCTTGGGGGCGATTCTGGATTCGACAGGATTCACGAAACCCTGGGAGCATGCCGAGGGGCGGTTGGCCTCGTAAAAAGCCGCACAGTTATAGTTGCAAACGACGATAACTACGCTCTAGCAGCTTAGGCTAGCTAGCCATCTGACACAGGTCTCTCAAATGGGCAGTGTATACAGATGGTCATCTTACATTTGATAGCGAGGGAACTCCGTCCGGGGGTGAACCGCGAAATAGTACCGGACTCGCCCGATGAAATCCTGTCTTTCGGAGTTTATTCGGGTTAATTAAAAGAGAGACTAAGCATGTAGTGCCTTGGATGTAGGTGTTCTGGACGCGGGTTCAAGTCCCGCCGCCTCCACCAAATAAAACAAGGGCTTAGCGGAAACGCTAAGCCCTTTTTCTTTGCTCTGTCCACCGATTGCCCACACCGATTTATCATTGCCCACAATTCCCATTACCTATTGCTTTAAATCTCAGGCTAATCAAACACAAAAAATCATTTCAGTTTTAGATCTAGTCAACTTATTGATTAATATCATTTTGACGCTTCCCCTTAGATACATCCTAGCAGCAAAAACCTCACGAAATCCACGTAAAAGCCAATCAAATCAATGCTTAAATGTTTTCCACCATCACCAAACGCGCTGTATGGAACTGTAAAACAGTGAAATAAACCGCGATCATTTCAGATCTTTGATCCTTCAAAACCCCTAGGAATGGCGCTGGCTGCGCCTATGAACTGCAATAAACTAAAACTGAAAAAAAATTAACATACAAAGCCCGCAGGAGGGTGAGGAAGAGTGCGGATTTCGTGTCGTGGTTTCTCTGTTGCGCTATTTTACGTGGTCGATTGGCCTCGATTGATTTGAATCAGTGTGGCCGTTATAGACGTAATAGTAGTTACTCGATAAGTTGGTATCGCATAGTTTTTCTTAGCTATGCTGTAGGAACGACAAAGCCCAGCAGTTGGCAGGGCTTTGTCGTCTAGTCAGTGTTGAATTCTATTCGATGAATCAGTATGAAGTGTAAGGATGCATGTTCAGTTCCATGTTTTCAAGCTGCTATTATATACTTTTGGTAATATGGCCTTTTCTTGTTGACAGCACTATTTCTCTTCAGAGTCCTTTATTTGGGAGATTAAAAAATCAGTTGTGCTTTCCTTCCAATTCAGCTTCATTGCGATCAAACTAGTGATAAACCAGATACCTGAGCCAATAGCACCTAAGATAAACACTGCTTCCCATGTGCTAGCGGAAATACCGAACTTCGCAGTGAAAGCAGCTGTCACATTCGCTAATACAACAGAGATTAATAAACCCAATGGTGCTAACCATCCCTTTCTGGTTTCCATTTTCTTTAAGTGCTTAAGAAGAATGTTCTCTAATTTATCCTCCGTAATTTCAATTAGATCAGTCTTCACATTTGATCTGCGAGCATTAACAAAGCGACTCTCTGTACTAGTACTAATATCAAAACTTGCAACCGGTTCGTTAATTCCCACTTGCAGCCTCCTCTTTAGGAAGCATGTCTAATGCCCCTAATGCATGCGAAGTGAGTGCACCACAATTGTTGCAAGCTATGTGCACTACTGGAACGCTCGGGCCACCTATAACCATCCCAGCTGAAAAATCTTTTTGTAGATGGATGTTGGTAAATCCTTCTAGCACAGTGAAAGCATTCTGGCCGCAACGATTGCAAGGCCGTGTTGCTCCCTTCTCACTGAGTTTTCTAGCAATTTCAGCTCTATCCAGCTCCATTAATTCTTACTCCTAAACTTAATCTGGTTCAGTTGCTAACGTCTTGATAATTATACGCCGCACGTTTTCCTAATTGGGCTAATTAAACTTAACTTACTGTATCAAATAAAATTTATCATCTATCCAACAATTAAGCCATAAATACAATTAAGTGAATTTTTATAGGCTCGACTATTTGGTGATGGGGTCTAGTCTGCCTTTCTGACTATTGGCTTTTGATGCTTGGCTGTTGAAGTCACCCGCTTCGTTTGGTGCTGGGCTGCTGCCATGTTTATGGCTGGTGCAGGTGGTAGCTAATGCGTTAACGGTTGCCATGAGTTCAGATAATAACTTGAGCACGTTTTCGCTGTCGCTGCCTATCCACGTTTTAGGGCTGCGCTGGTCTTGCTCAATGCTGGCTGTCACTTTGTGGGTTTGGCATTGCAGATCGGCCAGTTTGCCTATGATGTTGGTTAATGACTCGTCGGTTTTATTCTCAAAGTTGCCCGCGTCATCTATGTGCTGATAAACGCCCTCGCGGGTTTGAGTGCGAGACTCACCCGCTTTGATGGCTGGAAGATCCCAGCCGAACGGCAACACACAACGGATGAAGGGTTTATCTGGTCTGCCGTAGGCAAAGGCGATTTCGACGATGGAACCAATAGCGGGTGGTTCGAGTCGGCCTGCTTTATCACCTGCACCATTTAGCGGTAATGGTACGGCTTGCAATACTTTTGATTTGGTGGCGGTGCCGTGTTCGTCTAGCAGCTGCACGTCAACGGCATAGCGTGGGTAAAACGCATCGCTGCCGCGTTCGCCGTCTTCTGTTGGCAACTCTGGCAAGGCAACGACTTTAGCCCAGCGCGGTAAGTGCAATTGCGCGCTGAGTTCGGGGAATAATCGCAACACGATTTTTTTGATGATTTGTTCCATGTTTACCAGCTTATCGTCATGTTAGTGCCCTTAAACTCGACCTTAGCAATACGTGCGCCGTTGGCGGTGACGTTAGGGCGCAGTTTTGGCACTGCTGGAATGGTGGCGGTTTTACCCGCTTGTTGGTCTGTCATTAGGCTTTGTGGGATGGCGATGTCTTTACCTGCCCAAAAAGAGTCTTGATAACTGCCTAAGTAGATTTTGCCATTTCCCTGCTGTTGCCAGATAAAATCGGGCACCTTGTACGTGCGGCCAAGATTATCCAGCATGGCATAACCTGAGGTATCACCATAAAAACAAGGGATGGCGGTGTTTGCGTAAGGCTTATCTGGTAATACAAATTCAAGGCCCACTTGGGCTTTGATTTCGTCGCATACGTTGCGCAAGGTTGGATGGCGTAATGTCACGCTTAAGTTGTTCGCTAATGCTGACGACAACTCCCGACAAAACACGGTATACAAGCCGTTAGCCGCTGGCATGATGCGCTCGATATAGCCGTAAAATACCCGTTCAATCATTTCACCCCAGCCCATTTCAAACGCGACAGGGGTAAAGCGTTCGGCGGATTTATCAACGGTTAACTGACAAGTACCTGGTGATGATGCTTGCAACACTAGCCAGTGCTCGCTTACTGCGACCTTCTGGCTACCGAGATAAGCGCGGGTGATAAATTTCGCGTTAGGCTCGGCCATTATGCTAACCCGTTATCGACTTTTTTGAGGAAGCCCATTAAGCCAGTGAGTTCAACTTCGGTCGCTGGCGGTGCGGTTTCATCGGCTAATACTGTGCCTTGGCCTGTGCTGCCTTGCTGCGCGGCGGCGACTTGTGGCGCGCGTTCTTCCTTTTTCTGCGGCACGCTGCGCACTTCTGCTAAGGTAAAACTCACGTTCCATTGGCGGGTTGTTTCTTGCTCCACCGCTTCAATTTTGCTGCTGAATTTTACCTGTTTAATGCCCAGTGCCGAGGCGGTTTTATTGCTGATGCGATAAGTGGTACGCGCGCCGCCTTCCGTGGCTTCGGCCATTTTAAATATGTCGGTAAGCATTGCTTCATCGTCAAATTTAATAAAGCCCGATACGGACAACATCTTGGCCTTAATGCCCGTTTCAGCGGCGTCCGTGCTCGAACTTTGGCCGCTGGCGTCCTCAGTCGCCAGCTCTTGGCTGGCGGTAATGCGGAGCCCCTTAAGGCTGATGGCGGTTGAGTTGAGTGTAAGCATTTATCTGCCGCCGATCACTTGTACTGTAAACATTGTCGGCTTGAATTTAACCCAAGCTGTACCATTCCATTTATTGAATGCCATACCAACCGTGCCAACCGTTTTATATCTTGTAGTAATAGCGACAGGATCGGCGTCAGTCTCATTTACATCAATAGCGACAGTGTATTTGTTATTAGCCATACTGTTTGTAAATGTAATTAAAAACTCTCCTGGATAATCTTCTGAAACTGATGTGATATTGCTAGCGCCTGCGCCAAGCGCTCCATTGCTGACTGAACAACTAGCTGTCACTCCGCTGGCGTCCGATGCAAGTACGCTGGCTAAAGACTCAAAAGTTATTGAATCAAACAGCACTGAGGAATCGCCTGAATTTTTACGGATTGAAAGTGAATGCCATCCACGATTAGCAACGACAAAAAACGGCTGTGTATCATCGCTGATATTTGTATTTTCTCGATTAAATTTCCCACTTTTTGCTATCTCCTTACTAGCAGTAGGCTTGCCGCTAAAATTCACCCTTTGATAATGAAAGTCGCTCTGCAATGCGCCAGAATCAAGGATAATTTCGAATACTGCTCCAGATGCGGCGCATGAGCCATTAATGAACATTACCAAGCTATCAGTCTCAGCAAAAAACGGGATAGTAATCCAATTCGCTTCTACATTGAGCGTCGTTCTCTTGTTGTCTATTGTTCCGCGTGGTGTCGTGCTTGTGTCGTTCGGCAGCAAGTTGCCTGACGACTTTGATAAAACGCAGGCAATGTTTGGGTTTGCTATCAATACCGAGCCATTTGTTACGCGATTTTCTGTCTCAACAGTAACCAACGCTGCTGCTATGCGAGAGCCCGCGATTTTAAGCCCGTCTGCGCTTAGATGAGTACCCTCCTGAGTAATCTCCATGATTCCATACTGATTTAAAATGTCTTGGCACACATCAATAAAACGACAGCCTAACTCTAAAGCCACTTTTTTTGCTGCTGCGTTATAAGCCCGAGCAAGCTTAGACGCCGCAAGTTGACTGCCATCAAACCCAACTAAGCTGGCAAATGGCGCTGTTCCAAGAACTGTAACGCTTTTTCCTTGCAAAATTTGCTTTGCAACAAATAATCGCAGCGCGACAGAGTAGTTGCCTACGTTATACATGCCAGTTGAGGTTAATCCTGATGGTTGCGATCCATTGCTTGTCGCAAATAGGCAGTCATTAACGCCGTACATAATTGTGGCCGCGTCCGATCCGCTAACAGCGCGATGTCTCAAGTACCCCGTTATTGTGCGGTCACCCGAGTATCCAAAATTATTAACAGCGCTATACTGATATATATTTTCAGCGAAAAATGACGCAATCCACTGCGGGTAGTTATTATTAAACTGCCAGTGGTTATAAGAGCTGCCATCGCCAAAGCCAGTTTGTGCGCCAATTTTGTTTGTTGCGTTGGCGGTGTTAGGAAGCGCTTGGCCAAAAGTAATTGAATCACCATAACAGTCGACAGTAACTCCGCTTGTCCTATCTTTAAGCTTGCCCGCAAACTTAGCAGCGTTTACAGATTGGGTATTTTTTACCTTACCCCAGTCGTCAAATTGCAGCATCCCGCCAGCGTTAACTAGAATGTGCATGTTATCGTCATACGTCATTTCAGACTGCGACTGGCCTTCAATTATAAATCTACTTTCTTTATAGCTATATAGATAACCAAAATCAGTAATAAATACTTTATCGCCGTTTTTAAATTTATTTTTTTTAGCATTTGCCATCGACATTCTTTTTGCTAATGTAATCTCGTTTATATATTCAATTTGTTCTTTTAACCCTTCAATATTTCTCAAATCTTCCACAACATCGGCGGCGGTGATGCGTGCCAGTTTAAACACGTAGTGATTGCGGCCGTTGACGTCGATATAGTCGTCCATTTCGGTGGTGGTTACAGTAAAGGCGACATGGCCTTTCCAAATGCTTTCGCTGGTGCCATCAAACCACGCATCTACGTAAACAAACTGCGGATAGCTACTTAAGGTGAGGATATGATCCGCTGCCAATGTCACGCGCAGGCCTGATACATATCCCGCGCCAGCGGCCACTTTAAATGTGTTGAGTGTTGAACGAGGCTCAACTTTAAAACCGTCATCAATAAACCAGTCTTTGCCGTTCATATCGGCGGCCAGTTGGCGGGTAAGTTCGTCCATGCCATTCAGGCGGGCAGTGTAATCAAGTTGCCATGTTTCTGCATCAACGGTAATGCCTGTTAACTCGGCAATGCCGCTGTACTCGATCACAAAGTTGCGGTTTAAGATGTTCCCTGCTGCACCTGGCACAGTGACTGTTTTTGACACGGTTGGTGTGTGGATAATGGCGATCAATGTTTGGTTAACTGATGAATACAGCCCTACCCAGTTGAAATCGAACGGGCCCGTTAAGCTATCAAGCACGGATGAATAGACCACGGCATTTTCATTAATTAAGCCCGTTTGCTGCACAATTTGCGTGTGCACACGTTGGCCAATTGGTGGCAATCCTTCATTGCGGTCAATCGGTGCGGTGGAGTCTTGCCCCGGCACATAGGCAAAAATAAAGGTGTCGATATCTAATTGCTGGTTGTTTTGCGCTTTGAGTGCAAATAAACGCTCGCCTGCTAATGTGATCACTTGTGACATTGGTTCAATCCTCTTTAATTCTGCGTTTAATGCTGTTTAGTTCTGTTTAATGCGCGCAACGTGGTAGCTAGAGTCGCAGTCCATCGTCATAAATCGTTTTGCTGGCAATAGGTTAGTGTTTACTTTTGCCACGTTAACATTGTGTTGATGTTCAAATGTTTGCAGCGGTGCGATCAGCGGCATTTTTGAAATCGTGGTCAACTGATAGCGGCGCGTGGTGCGGCCATACTGGCGACAAATGTAGTCAATCAGTTTTTGTCGGGGGCCAAAGTCGCTATCGAGCAATTGCAAATCCACTACGTCCCAATCCGTTTGGCTAATGCGCTCATCCATGCCCACCCATGTCATGCCGAGTTTTTTAAACATATCGAGCCAGCCACTTTTGCTGCCTGCTCCCTTGGCGAACGGCAAGGCGTATTTCACCCGCGTGCGGTACATGAGTTCGGTTTCACTGGGGATTTGCTCTATATCCCGCTCCCATGCCAGTAGGTGCACAAATTCCAGCTCGGCGGTCATGGGGTCGAGCTGCTTTGATGGGAATGCGAGCATATCGACAAAGCGCTGCCAAAACCGCACCGCGCCTTTGCGCAGTTTGTCTAGCTCGCTGGCTGGACGTGCCAGCCAGTAAGGCATTTTGGTAAGTGCGGACCAATCAATTTTTATGCTCATCATAGATTCCCGTTTTCAATGGTGAGCGTGCTTAAGCGCGGCACGTTGTTGGCGCTGGTAATGTCGGTTTGGTGCCAGTTAAGCGACTCGATGCCCGCAAATTGGCGGTGTAACTCTTGGCCTAACTTACTAAAGCTAAAGCGGATAAAAGGTTCTGTGCGGGTGACGGTGTAGTCGGTATTTTCGCGAAATGCGCAGCGGATAAAGTTTTCAATGTCAGCTAATAGCGTGTCAACTTCGGCCTCTAATAAGTAGCTGTATGGGTAAACCGTGACGCCGACTGTGACATCAACACCTGGCATCGCGAGCACGAGCAGATCATCACCGTGGCCGTGGTAGCCCTTGTCCATCACATATTGATTTAGGTCGGCTAGCATGGCGGCTGAAGGTTCGCCCGTGTCTAACAAAATATAGGCGTTAGCTGTGCCCGGGCCACGCGGTGCGTCGTGCTCAAAATAGACGTTATCGGTGTCCAGTCCTGCGCGTTCGGTCAGTATTGCGCGATAAACTGCGTCGATATGCCACGGCGCTGCGGCGGTAAATGCGTTGCGGGTGCGCAGCTTTAAGTCGTCGTTAGTTTCGCGGTCGCTGCCGAGTTCGTCGAGCCATTCGGCCTCGTTGGTGACGCTGCCGATGCCTGTGACTGCCGTGGGTAAAATATGCAAATAGCCGGCGCCAAGGTTATAGGCCGCGCCCGCGTTTTCGGCGATCACTGGCACTAACACGCTTAAGCTGTTTTGCGGCAAGATGGCATCGGCCAGCGTGACTACGCGATACACCACGCCGTTAATGGCATCGGTTTGCACATAAGTTCCGGCGGGGATTAATAGGCTTGGGCCACTGGCGGCGGCGCGGTTAAAGCGCACTTTGCCTTTGGTTTTGCTGCTTTCTTTACGGGTGAGATCGTGTTCCCACGCTTTGGCCTCGACAAACTGGTCATCATTGGCGGTGAGTAAAAATAAGTTTGGCAAGATCACACCAATCAGCACTTTGTTAACTATCCACGTTGCTGGCTTGGCAATAATGGCGGTGATCAAGCGCCAGAACGGCGAGTAAGGCGAGTCGTTGGCAATGATACTGCCTTCGGCTTCGACATCTTGCTTAAACAGCGCTTTCCAGCCGTCCTCGGTGATCGGTATACCTGCGGCTTCGACGATTTTGGCAAAATCTATGGTTGGTACGTCGATTTTATCGGCCATTAAAGATCCCCTCCGATGATGCTTGATGAGATAGTCCCAAAGTCGATGGTTTCGGCAAATACCCACCATTGTCCGCTGGCGGTTTCTTCAATGCGAACTGTGCCCGGCATGATGCGTACATCGTCCTCGACTAACAATTTGAGTTTGATTTGTGTGTCGGCGGTAACGCCTGTGCCACGGTCGCTAATGAGTAAGTGCGCTAAGCCTGTGTCTAAAATGGCGTGCACTATGTCCTGTGCGATGGTGGCGCGGTCGGTTAAGTAGCTGGGGTTTAAGCCCACATCTAACACCACGTCGCCGTGTTCTATGTGCAAATCTCTATAGATACTCATGAGTGCATCTCGACATAATTTGCAAAGTTGGTGTCGACCTTTTGCGGGTAAATATTGATGTTGCCGACGGTGGTTGATTTGCTGCTGTTGGCGTTGGCGATTTGCTGGCTAACGCCGCCGCGAGTAAGGTTGGCTTGCACAGGTGAAATGGCGTCAACGCTTGGCATACTGCCTGCGGTAATATTGCTGCTAATGTCGACACCTGGTATCAAATTGAGTTTGTCGATAATCCAATTGATAGTGTCGTTAAAGACAGATTTAACCCCGCCCCAAACGGTGTCGAAGATGCCGACAATGGATTGCACCCAGCCCCATTCGCCCATAGTGGCTTTGAGGTCGTCCCAGTAGTAAATCAGGGCACCGACAGCAATCACGGCGGCGGCAATACCCGCGACAATCAGGCCGATAGGGTTGGCGTACATGGCGATATTAAGCGCCAGCAATACGCCGCGCATGGTAGCAAGGCCGCTGGTAAACAGTGCGCTTGCCCCTGTCCACATCATCACTCCAAGGCCCCATGCGGTCATTGCCATTTTTCCCGCGCCCATCATTACCGTGAATAAACCGCCAGCGGCCACGGCTAAGGTAAAGCCCACGGCCACATAACCGAGCCAGCGGGTAATGTTGGGGAACATATCGGTGAACCAGATCACCGATGTGCCCATGTCGGCAATCTTGCCAACAAAGCTATTAAACGCGGGTAAGATGGCGCTACCGATGGCAGCGCGAATTACATACCAGCTTTGTGCTAGGCGTTCGCTTTGGTCTGTCATGGCGGCGGCCATTTTCTCGGCGTGTTCCATGCCGTTGACTTTGCCCAGCATGTTGATTGAGCCGCTTAAGCCGTTAATGTCGTTTAACAATAACTTGACCATAGAAACAGCTTCTTGCGAGCCAAACGCTTTGGCGAGTTCGTCACCTTCGGCCACGTTGATCACATCGCCGTATTTGCCTTTAATCTTGTTGAGGATGTCGACAATCGGCAGCATAGCGCCGTGTGAGTCGGTAAATTTAAGGTTGAGCGCGTCTTGTGCTTTGCCCACGCCCGCTAAAAATGATTTGTATTTGGTGGCGGATTCTGCGCCCTGCATGGTTGCTTGCAAGGTGCCCATGATCGCCATTTGTTCTTGCAGTGGAGCAAGCCCCGCCGAGGCACCTAAGGCACCAAAGGCGTCGGCCATTTTTTTACCGTCGGTTTTAAAGGCTTGTACTGCGGTCGCTGTCATGCCTGTTAGGCGTTCAACCCATGCCCCTTCGCCCATTTGCATTGCATCATTTTTAAAGATGCCGTACATGGTGCCCATGTAGCTGGTAATGGTGGCAGCGTCGGCTTTAGTGCCTTTTGCGAGCACGTTTGACGCCATAGTAAAGCGCGATAAATCACTGGCGTTCAGGCCAGCAATCGCCGATTGAATATCGTAACTTGAACGCACAAAATCAGTTGATGATTCGCCGTACTTCAGCGCGTAGTCGTAAGAGTTGTTTGCCAGCAATTTAAGGGCATCGTTTTGCACGCCCAATGATTTAACCTCGCCAAGTGCGCGGTCCATTTCAATTGCTGGCATAAGGGCATTTTGCAGGGCATAACCGCTGGCCGCGATGCCACCAATGCCAGAGGCCATTTGCATGGTTCCAGCTTGATAGTTGGACGCTAGACCGCTTAATCCTTGGCTGATTTTGGCAATCGGCCCAGTGATTTGGTCTATCAGTCCAATCGTAAACATTAGCGGTGCGGGTAAACTCATGCTATCCACTTCCCTTATTTGCCACCAAACGCCTTACAAATGGCGTTGGTGACAATGGCTTCTAGGTCTTCGCGCTGGCGTTTCATTAGCCAACATGCCCTTGCTACACTCTGTTCATCGTCGCTTTCGTGCGGTAAAAAGTGGCGGCGGAAAATGAACATTTGTTCAAGCTGATTTGAGTCGATCGACTCAATCAGCTCCTCTATTTTTTTACGGTAATAGTCAGTTCAGGTGAGTATTCAGCCCGTAGTGCTGCGGCGACTTGCAATGGCGCACCAGGTGAATCTTCAAGTAACTTTTTAAACTGTTCTTTTTGGCTGTCATCAATCGTGCGCATCACAAAGTTATGTGATGCTGCTGATATCGTTCCACGGCTGATAGCATCGACATAATCACCGTGGGCTGTTGGTGTAACGTTGAACTTGAAATCTGTTCCTGCGATTGTTAACTCGATAGTGTTTTTCATGCTGCGTCCTTATCTTTTCTGTTTGTTAAGAAGGTTTTTAGGTTTTCAAAGCCTTTTTCCATTTGCCGTTCCATGCGGTCGCCAAGCTCTTTTACGTCGTGCTTGGTGGCATAGGTTTCGGCAACGTGGGTTTTATGGTTGCTGAGTTCGTTACGGGTTTTATGCGCCACGCTGTTGAGGTAGGCGATCAACGGCACTACCACTGTGAGGAATAGGCCGATAAAGCCGACGATCACTAATAGCCAGTTGGTTAGCTCCATGCGCTAGGCTCCTGCTTTTGTTGTGCTTGACGATGGATACAGATCGGCAGGCCTTGGCGGTACTCCGGTTGTTTGCGTTTGCCCTTGGCTGGCGAGCGTCATTAATTTTTCGCGGTTGTTGGCGTCTTTTGTTGAGCTCACCCAGTACGTGACTGCCCCTGTCACTAGCGGCAATAAGTTACCCGCCAGATAAACAATTAAGTCGCGGTTTTCATTGGGGATAGGGAAGAAGAACAACACAGCGATCAGCGCGGCCAACATGCTCACTAAGGTGGTAGTTAGCGCTGATGGCATCCAATGGTCTTTATGCACTAGGCGCGCCTGTTGGCGGTCGCTGAGTTCTGCTTTGTATTCATCGAGCGCAAGGCGTTGCAACTCTAAATGGCCTTGGCGAATTTGCTCGCGTTCTTGCATCGCCCACTCTTGCAATTTAAGTGCGGCGTTAGGGTCGCGTTGCAATGCGGCTGCGACGGCTTCAGGCGTGTTATCAGTGCCCAATGCGCCCGCAATTTGGCTGCCAATGCTGACGGCTAAACCGACAGGGCCACCCAGTAGCGGGGCGACTGCGCCAGCGATGCCGCCGACTGTGCTTGCAATGTCTTTCCAGTTCATAAGATCCCCACTTATAAATTTACGATGCGGTCTAACCAGCCAAAACTGTACTTTTCTTGGCTTTCGTCATTGGCGGCAATGTCTATAGAAAAGCTAATCCGCAAGCCGCGAACTGCTTCAACGAGCACTTTTAGCCCCGTTTGTTTGCGATGGCTGATGTAGGTTTTCAAGGCCGCAATGCTGCGGCTACCTAAGATCCCGTCTTCGGTTAAATCGGGATACAAGGTTTGGCGATTGTTGAGCACATTGAGCACTCGTTGCAGACTGCGAGCAGCGTTGCCTGTGCCTGAATTAACCCCAAAATCGAACAACTGCTCGGTGAGTGCTTCGCTGATTACTTGGATGTCATCCAGCTTTATAGGCGCCCAATAGATGGCCTCGTAAATCATAAAGGCCAGTTCATAGGGCAAATCTTTCATCGCACCTTTGTAGCCATACTGGCGCGCAGTTTTTAGGGTAATGCCGTACATGGTTTCGCCGCCGCGATCCGTTGGGTCGTTGACGTAGCCGCCTTCACGTTCGATCAAGTCTTCAATCAAGTGGTTTTTAATTTGGCTCATGTCATTTCTCACTTAGGCTTTGGCACTCGGTGCACAGTTGCACGCCTTTGATTGCTTGGCGGCGGCCTTCTGGTATGTCGTTGCCACACTCGGAGCAATCCGTTGCGCTTTGTGGTACTGGCTTGGCGGCTAGTGCTTTGCGTTGCTGCTCGAAACGGTGCTCGGCGCGTAGCTGCTCACGGGTGACTAAATCCACTGCATCCATTCGTTATTGGCTCTCTGTTAACTGCTTGGCTTACTGCTTGATGTTTTCGATTTCTTCAGGGCGCAGGTATGGCACGCCGTCGATATGGATAAAGTCAGGGCTAGTCACATCAAATGGGATTTTGAACAGTGACGCTTGGCCGCCTTTTTTGTCGATGTCGAGTAAGTCGCTTAACTTGAAGCGACATCCGAACGCTTCGACTTTCATCTCGTCTTTTGCTGTCTTGGCATAAAACATATTGTCGAACGTTGGCATTGCGCGCCAAGAACCTGCTTTTTTTGCTTCAGCTGAGAGTAAGGCGAATTGGCTAGCATTGACTGACAGTTCACCACTGGCCGCAACGTCGCCGTCGACATAGCCGTCAGGTACGCCGCTGGTTTGGCTTACCGCGCTGTTGTCGGTAATGGTTAAGCTGCAAGTGTCAACGTGGATCATGGTGTCGCCCACGGTGACGTTATAATTCATTCCTGAAATTCGAGATGACATTGCGGCGACTCCTTAAATACTGTTTAGGTCTAACAAGATGTTGACGGTGATTTCTTTCGGGCTGTTGTACGGACGGATGATCATGTAAATGGTCACCGCTTTGTTACTCGTCCACACGATGGTGATGTCGCCATCGCGTGGCGGCTGAATATCACCTGGGAACTGAGTGCCTAAAATCACCGTGCTTTTGCTCATGTTGCGCAGCGGCTTCATAAAGTAGGCTTTGTTTTGCTCGATGCTGGTTGGCGTAGAGTTAAGCGCGCGGTTAGCAATGCGGCGAATCGCTAAAATACGTACTTCGCGGCTGGCTTTGTGCACGGGGCGCAGGTGCTCAATGTATTGATAATCACCGCCTGCGGCGTCGAGCGTGGTGCCGTCGCCCCAGTAGATGCCCTCTAGGTCTGGATACCACTGCGGCACACTAAACCGCGCATTGGCTAAGGTGTTGAGCGTGGCGAGCGTGAGCGGTTTTTCGGCGCTATCAATCGGTGCAACACCTAAGCCCATTACTGAGCCCGTGGCGACGCGCATTGGGCTGTCGGCAATACTGACGGCGCGATTGCATAGGCGGCCAGCGAGTACGCCGACGTTATTGCCATGCAGCTGCGGCACAGGGATGACTAAGTGCGCGGCAACACCCGCTTGCAGTGTCACCATAGCGGTTTCGTACTGCGGCCACGTTTGGGTGGCGACATCGATACCCGCAACGGCGACGAGGCCTGATACAAATCGACCGTGGCTGGCTTGTAGGCTGGCTAAATAATCGTGCTTGGCGCTTAAGTTGGCGCCGCTGATTGTGATGTCACAGAACACCACCATTTCAAAGCTCTGGACTTCGTTGGCGGCGGTGATGGCGTCGAATAAGTCTTCATCGGTGGCCAGTGGATACACGGCTGCAGTCCAGTTTTGCCCGGCGTTAAGCTGGGCGGCGATCAACTGTTTACGCAAGGCGCTATCGGCAAAGTTCGCCTCGATATCGGTTTGCGCGCCAATACTGAATAACTGGCTTTCTTCATCGACATGACCGGCTAGGCCGATGAAAAGGAAGTGGCGCTCGATGGCTTGAATGTCACCTTGGCCTTGATTTAAGTTATTTACCTGTACTTTACCTAGTGACATTGTTAGCCCCTTTGTCTCTGATTAATTTGCTCGATGATGCTGACTAGCTGACGCTGAACGTTGTCGGCGCTGTCGCCAAGGAACGGCCGCGCGGCGACGGGAATATCCCAGCGCTGTTTTTGTTGTTTGCCGCGCAGTGAGCGCAAGATCACGCTGGCTTGGCCTTGGCTTAAGGTGGCGGTAATTTCGCGCAGGCTGGCACGGCGATAGCCCTTACCTTTGGCCTTGCGGACTTTGTAACCTTCTGCCGCCAGTGCTTTGGCTTGGCTGCGGCTACAGGGTGCGCTGTAATCGGGTTTGCCGTGGATGCGGGCCATGCGGGCGGCGCTCATTTGCTCTTTGCCGCCGTCTTGATGTAGTGCGGCAATGCGGCCAGTGAGTGCGGCTTTGTGTTTGAGTTCGAGGCGGTTAGCATTTTTTACAAACGGCTCTAATGTTTTACCGAGGCGCTTTAATAAGCGGCCTTTTTTGCCATTGGCGCTGGGCGCAAATTGGCCGCCATCGACTGTTGTTTGGGTGCGAATACGTTTACGTGCGAGTGCGCGCTCATAGCGGCCTAAGGTTTTTAGGATGCGAACACGTTTAGCATTGGGCAGCTTTAACAAGGCGATCTGGGTGCTGGCGTTAAGTGCTTGCTGTTTGTTTGGCTTAATCGTCAGGCTCATAGCGCGCCCTCTGGCCGAGTTTGCAGATCAACACTTTCGGCATAGTCCACTGGTACTAGCGACACGCGAAAACGCTCACCGTTAAATAGCACTGGGCCGTTGGCGTCTGGAATTAGGTCGATGTCGTCGATCAGTTCCAGTTCAATCAACACCATGGCGTGGTCTTTACTCACGACATCGATATCAAGTTCAGGATCCGCTAAGCCGTATTCGTCACGCGGCCAGCCGCTATCGATTAAAAAAGCCGGTAGCATGGCGAGCAGGTTATAGGCGTTAAATTTGCGGTGCGGGAATTGCTCAATCGCGATCACTGCGTTGTGCTTCCACTTGGCGACTTGATAGCCGCCTTGTCCGAGGTCTTCGCTGCTTAAGATCAGCGTGCCGCGCTCTTGCCATGCGTCGATATTATTGGCTTTAACGTATGGCGTCAGACTCGCGAGTAAAAATGCGGTGACTTGCTGTAGTTGGCTGACGGTTTGGCTCATAGCGAGTGCACTCCGGCACGGCCAAGGCCGAGCAATAGGCGCATGGCGCGGTTAGATTGCGCGAGGATGGCATCTTGTTGCTGGGTATCGTTGGCTTTGTTGTTACCCGCTTCTTTTTGGTCTACGGCAGAAAAATAACCCAGCAAATCGGCATGGGAGCGGGCGTACACAGCCCCGCGGTAAATGCTAATTTGCTGCGCACTAAAATTAGGCGCTAGGCTGGCGCCTAGGGTAAAGGGTGCGTCCTTGCTGCTTGCCTGCTGCTCTTGATTGCTCGTTAAGTAATTAATAAGTTGCTGCTGGATTTCGGCCACGCTGCGGTTGAGTGAGTCGGCGAGGGTTTGCTCAGCATAAAATTCAGGGATGCGGCGCTGTTCGCGAAATTCGCCTGTCGATAATTCGGGCCAGCCGCTAGCCGCATCGATAACGATGCTTGGCTCTACTGGTGCTTGAAATCCGAATCCGCTCATTGCTTGCCTTCTTACTCATCAATCATAAATTGGGTTCAGTGCGGTTAACGTCGACGTGGTTTTTAACAGTCACCCGTTAAACACTCGGTTAGCGCACTGGAGGGTTGGGAGTCGTTCCCATGCGGCTTAGTTGCTTTTTAAGCTGTCATCAACAATGCCTTGGCTGGCAAAGTCTTCTAATGCTCTAAGTCGCATCGCTATCTTGTTACGTACCGTTTTTACCTGAGCATGCTTGTGCAAACTTGCGGCCTTTTCGAGCAGGCGATCCGCTTGAGTAAGCCGCTCCACATCACCGATGTGGCTTGGGGTAATGTCCCCGTTTGCTGCGCGTAGTAATGCCAGCCCCGCGAATTTGTAGAACTTTGCTGTAACAGGTTCCGGCAGTTTCCAATCGTTAATAACGCGCTTAAACACAGTGCCGAAATACGGCTCAATGCTGTGGCCATGCTCCGCTTGAGCTTCTGCCCAATCGAATACAGTGTCGGCAATAAATCCCGGCCATTTGCGCTTGATTGCGCCCGCCATGGGCTGCCCAAGCTCAATAGCTTTGAACGACAGTTCGAGGCCGCGAGCGAGATCGCCGACATCAAATGCCCACACAGCGCAATAAGCGAATATCGAGTTATCATTGATTTCATTGGGCTTATCCTGTTTCTGTTTTAAATACTCTTCGACGATTGGCAGCCATTTAGGCAGTAGTACGTCGCGTTTGTGGGCGATTTTGTTGGCCCGTCGTTCAAAGGCTTTGAGCCGCTTTAGGTCTGCATCTAACTCGATGAGTTGTAAATGCAGGCTTGGCGCGTGCTCGACGTTGCCTGTTAACCTGACTTTTTCGAGTTGCTTTTGGGCGCTGCGGCCTTCGCGCCATGCGAGGATTCTTGCGCCGCCGACGGCTTTTTTAGCTCTGCGGTCGCTTCTTTCAGTTCGGCAGCTACTTGGCCGAGATCGTCGGCGGTGTAGGCTAAATTGCTGGCGCTGTCGTCGACTGAGCTGGCGGCGGATTCGAGATCACCAGCTGCGCTGCTTACCTTGTCGGCGGATTCGCTGACTTTATCGGCGGCATCTAATGCGGTTTCGGCAGCGTCAGTCACAGTGGCGGCGCTGTCTTCGAGTTCTGCAGCGTGTTCGATGATGCTGGTGATGTTGCCTTGGTCATCGGTGGTGACGGTGGCTTGTGCGGTTTGGTCTTTGCCTTCGGTGCGGTCAAATTGCAATCCAGTACGTGAGGCAAATTCAGCATTTTTTTCCACTTGTTCGCGACCTTGTTCAATGGCTTGGTCAACATCACAGCCAAGTAATGCGGCGAGCAATTCCAGCGCTTCGTTTTCTGGCGCTGGCGTGGCTGTTGTTTCATTAGCTGTTGGGCTTTGTTGGGCTTTTGCAGCCTCGCGGCGCTTTCTAAAATTGGCGATGGCACTCATGGCAATGTCCTGCTTTGGTGTTCGGTGGAGTTGATAGCTAGGCACTGATTAGGTGCCTAGGCTTACTTACTTATCGATTAAGCTGGCTGCGCTCCGATGGTCATTAAATCTTCATCGACTGCGGCATAGGCTTCATACTCTTCAATCGCATAACCTTCGTTGCGCCAGTATTTGTCCTCATGCTGCTTGCGGTCTTCGTTGTTTTCAGACTTACGTGATGAGGTATTTTTCTGGGTGTAAAGGTGCATGTTTGATAACGGCGTAACGACAATGCGTTTACCTGGGAAAAACGGTGGTGTGTAGGCGCGCAAACCACCGATTGATTTATCCATTTGCTGAGCGGCCACTTTTTCAGAGGGCTTATCGGCAAGGTTCATCATCTTAATTTGTGCTGCGGCAATGAGATCACTACCGACTAAAACCACTAAACGAGGGTCGTTTCGTAATGACGGATGAATTAACGTGAGGCGTAAATCGGTCACGATTGCATCTAACGTTTTATATTCGTGAGATTTTAAGGCGTTTACGTCTGCGTCTGGGTTGAAGTAAATTTCCTCACCCATGATTTGGTCTGGTGCGTTTTCTTTTACTAACTGATGCCAACCTTTGTTAACGTCTTCACCGTTCGGGTTAGCGATAGGATCAGTATCACCAGCGGCGATAGTTTTACCGTTAAAGCCGATGCGGATCATATCTAACGCGAAACGCTTAGTTGCGTTGTCTTTCATGAGTTTTAAAAACTCATTTGGGTTGCCGCTGTTTGCCCATGTTGATAACAGGTTCCATTTTAGTGATGCACAAGAATCTGTTTCTTTAAGTTCATATTTATTGCCACCTACGCCCTGATCGGTATTAAAGCGGCCATTCACTTTTCGGCCCGTTGCAATACCGTAATCGCCCACGTTAACGACTTGACCTTGCATTTGGTCTACTTGCAATGCGGTGATCATGCCAAGGAAATCGACAGACTCTAGTAACGCTGCTCGCAGCTTGGTTTCCATCGGCGCGCTAACGCTGAACTGCTTACTAGCGTCTGTTACGCCGTAGGCTTTTGCCACACCAGCCGAGTATTGAGGCAGTAACTTTGCCGCTTCGGCGTTTAAAATTTGCATTTGGCTCATGGTTCTTTTCCCGTTCTAAAATTCGTTAAGGCGTTAATTTCGCGCCAAATTAGATAAAGCTAATGCTTTCGCCAGTACCTGTTGGATTTGGCTCTTGGTTCGGCGCTTCGGCGCTTAATGCGTTGAACTTGGTTTCCATGCCGCCCACTTTTGCAACAAGGCCGTTGATGCTTTCGCTTAACTTGCTGAACTGCTCGGCGGTGATGCCTGTGGCTTCAGTCGTGGCCGCTGGCACTGTGGTGGTAACGGGTTCAGTTGTGGTTGCTGGCGCGTCTGGCTTTTTGCCAAAGGCTTCTACCTTGCCGTCCAGTTCGCCTACTTTCGTTGCTAGGCCATTAACTACGCCCATGAGCGTTTCAAATTGCTGTTTGTCCATTGGTTCTTCCTCGGTGTGGTCTGTTGCCGCTTCCTGTTTAGGGTCTGGCGCTTGATTTGAAAATAAGCTAACTAACTTGCTGAACAGGCTGGCGGCTTCCGTGGCCTTATCCGTTGGTGTTTTGTTTTCTGTGCTAGTGAGCGGGTAGCTCATAACAAGCTGTTCCGGTGCGCCATATTTATGGGTTGCAAAACGGTCTTTAGCGGAAAATTTGAGGCGGTCAGTGCCTAGGCTTGCTGGTTCATCTGTGACGCCAAGGCCAGTCAGGTAGGCTTTGCCTGATTTAGTAAAATCTTCATCAAGCTCTATTGATGTGTAGACTTTCTGGTCTTGTTCGTTTGCCAAAACCAGTTGGGAATTAGGGGTGATTTTGGCAAACAGTACCAACTTGCCGTCAACTTCTTCGGCTTTCACTTCTTTTACGTCACCCCATGCGCCGTACCAGCGGCGATGCTCCGGCCAAATGCGGGCGCCGTATTTTTTAGCGTCGTAGGTTTCGGCAATGTCGACAATCCATTGGCGCTGAATAGGCACGTTTTGAAAGGTGTTCCCTTCTGTGGCGATACGTAGCCAGTCTGTCACCAGTTGAGTCATGTTTTTGCCTGCCCATTTGCTAAAAAATTACCTGTAAGGACTACAGCTTAAGGCGTTTGCAATGGGCAATCACTGGGCAAACTTCTGCGCAATTCCGATTTTTGCTAAATCGGAATTGATAGGAAAATTAGTCAGTTAATACGGCTCTGCAAACCAATACACTGGCGCTATGTATTCGTTAACGATGGCGTTTGACCGCATTTATGGCCTATTCACCCGAGATCCGCGAGGCAGCAAAACGGCTGTATTTAAAGCGTTGGACGCCCGACGAGATCCGCCTTGATTTAAAGCTGCCAAGCAATCGCATTATTTATTACTGGGCTGATAAATACGGTTGGCGTGATTTGCTGCGTGAGGAAGAAGTCGACGAGGCCATCGCCCGTCGTATTGTGCTTTTGACGGATATTCAGGATAAAAGCGGTAATCAAATAAAAGAGCTGGATATGCTGATTAACCAGCATGTGCGGCTTAAAAAACAGCGGATGGAGGCTGAGCGCTCGGCGCTTAATGAAGGTAATAGCTTTGGCTCCACCAATGCCAATAAAGGCGGCAATAGCAAGATTAACCCTACTGCTGATAATAATGTCGGTGAAGGTAACAAGCGAAAAGGCCGCAAGAAGAAAAACGACGTTAGCCATTTAACAGCTGATGATTTCGGCCCTTGGTATGCGTCGCTGTTTGAATATCAAAAGAAGATGCACGAGAACCTGCATCAACGCATTCGTAACATTCTTAAGAGCCGCCAGATTGGCGCTACCTATTACTTTGCTGGTGAGGCTTTCGAACAAGCGGTATTGACGGGGGATCCGCAAATATTCCTATCGGCCTCGCGCAGTCAGGCCGAGGTGTTCCGCTCTTATATTATTGCGATTGCGCATGAGTTTTTCGAGATTGAGTTAACCGGTAACCCGATTGTGCTTAATACCGCGCACGGTGCTGCCGAACTGCGGTTTTTAAGCACTAACAGCAAGACGGCACAGAGTTACCACGGCCACGTTTATGTGGACGAGTATTTTTGGATTGGCAAGTTTGACGTGCTTAACAAGCTGGCCTCGGCAATGGCAACGCATTCGAACTGGCGTAAAACCTACTTTTCTACCCCTTCCACTAAAGCGCACCCCGCTTATCCGTTTTGGACTGGTGACCACTGGCGCAAAGGTAAACCCGAACGTGAGGAAATCGAATTTCCGACGTTTGACCAAATGCGCGATGGCGGCCGCGTGTGCCCTGATAAACAGTGGCGCTATGTGGTGACGATTGAGGATGCGCTCGCGGGTGGCTGTGAGCTGTTCGATATTGACGAACTGCGCGACGAGTACAACGGCGACGACTTTGCCAACTTATTTATGTGCATCTTTGTGGATGATGCCGACAGTGTGTTTAAGTTTAGCGACCTTGAAAAGTGCATGGTCGAGGCGGCGCGCTGGCAAGATTACAAACCCGCTGCACCAAGGCCGTTTGGCAATCGTGAGGTGTGGCTCGGCTATGATCCGTCACGTACCCGCGATAATGCTGTTCTTGCTGTTGTTGCACCTGGTGAAAAGAAGGGTGAAAAATTCCGCGTGCTCGAGAGGCATCGTTGGCGCGGGATGAACTTTGCGCACCATGTGGCCGAAATCCAAAAGATTTATGCCAAGTACCGTGTGACCTATATCGGCGTCGATACTACAGGCATTGGTGCTGGGGTGTTCGATTCGATTAGCACTTTATACCCCCGCGAGGCGACGGCGATTCATTACAGCGTGGGCAGCAAGACCCGCTTAGTGCTGAAGATGATTGATGTGGTGGAAGGTGGCCGCATCGAGTGGGATGCAGGCCTCAAAGACATTGCTATGAGCTTTTTATCGATTCGCCGCACTGTGACAGATTCAGGCGGTGCGATCACGTTTAAGGCGAGCCGCGACAATGTGACCGGACACGCTGACGATTTTTTCGCGATCTCCCATGCGGTGATCAATGAACCCCTTAACTATGAACATAAGAGAACATCATCATGGGCGATGCAACACTAACAGCCGCGAACGACGACACTCATATTACTGCTGAAAGTCCCGCTAAAACGGTGGTGTTTAGCATGCCCGAAACCGTGATGCCGAATATGTGGCTAACGGATTACGACTCGCTGTATTTCAACCAAAACGACAACTACTGGGAACCGCCTGTCGATCGACAGCTGCTGGCGAACTTGACACGCCGCAATGCGCAACACGGCGGCATAGTGCAAAGTCGGGCGAATATGGCGACGGCGCGCTATACGGCTGGCGGCATGAGCACGCAGGAAATGGGCGCGGCTTTTTTAAACTGCATTCAGTTTGGCGATGTTGCGTTACTCAAGATCCGCAATGGTTTTGGGCAAGTGCTGCGCTTGTTCCCGCTGCCCAGTTACCGGACCCGCGTGGCTGGCGACGGTGGCGCTGTGGTGCTTGAGCGGGAAAACACGGTTAAGCGTTATAAAGCTAAAGACATTATTTGGGTGCGAGTGTATGACCCAGTGCAACAGGTTTATGGCTGCCCCGACTATTTAGGCGGCTTACAGTCGGCGCTTTTGAATGAAGATTCCACCCTGTTTCGCCGCAAATACTACATTAACGGCGCGCACATGGGCTTTATCTTGTATTCCACTGACCCGAATTTAGACGCGGACGTCGAGAAAGATATCAAAGAGAAAATCCAAGAATCTAAAGGCGTGGGCAATTTTAAGTCGTTGTTTGTGAACATACCGAACGGCAAAGAGAAAGGGATTCAGATTATCCCCGTCGGTAACTTTGAATCGAAAGACGAGTTTATGAATGTAAAAAACGTCTCTAGCCAAGATGTGTTTAACGCGCATCGGTTCCCCGCTGGTTTGGGCGGGATGATCCCGACGAACACGGCTGGCCTTGGCGACCCGACTAAGTATGACGAAGTGTATTTTAAGAGTGAAACCCGCACGCTGATCAACATGTTTGTGGATGCGGTGAATCGCGCCCCCGAGATCGGCAGCAAACTAAAGCTGGTGTTTGATATGAGTATCTCAACAAATAGCAGCATTGGCGCATAACGCGCCGATGCTTCACATTTTATATCGAAGAGAATTTTTAGCGCCCAATGATTTTCATCATATGGCGTTGTCGCATCAGCGTTTGATAATCCATTCGCTGATGACAAAACATCAATAAATAGAGGGTTAGCATACCACTAGCCTGTTTATCTATTTTATAAACGGCTCTATAGTCACCTTTTAGCAGCTCTAAATAGTGCACACCGATAGGTACGAATTCTATTTTTCTCCCAGATTCAGGAAACAATCTCAGTTGGTTATCTATGTCTTGCAAAAGACCTTTAATCGTATCTCTGGCTTCTGAATTTCCTATTACCTTTGATTTCCAATTAATTGCTACTTTTGCATCAGCTTTAAAATCGTCGGTGTACAAAATTTCTAGCGAACTATTCATTATGGTTGTCCTATAGGTCGGACAGCATCTCGTCTAGACTCATTACTTTTCCAGCTTTGATACTGTTTTCACTGTCGATAACCAATTGCATAAATGCGAGTTGCTCCTGCATCAAGTGATAAGCTTCAGCAGTTTGAACCACTAATGTTTCTTCACCGTTTTGGGTCACAAACATAGGTTCAAAAGCTAACTCTTCTCTTAATCTAGCAGCATTCGCCTTCATGTAACTGATTGGTTTTACATTACTTTGAGTTCTTTCATGCATTTACTCCACCTTTTCGGTTAGTTAATATCCACCTAAAAACTAACCTCTCCTCTCGTTGCTTTGATTTCGATTCCAAATATGAAGTGGCGATATTTGGACATTGCTTGCTTGCCGACTCAATCAATGATGCGGAATGAGCAAGACCAAATTTAGTCCTGTGGTCTTAATTTGTCAAGCCTATTTGATTTGCTACTGTTTAAAAACACAGTGATATACCGTAAACTCTACCTAGTCAAACGATTGGGAGATCGGTATGCGGATTCTATGCACTAGCTGTGGTAAAAAATCGGTAATCGGTAAAACGGATAGACTGAGTTTGTCGCACGCTAATCTTTACTGTTCCTGCAGTGATCCAGAGTGTGGTCACACGTTCGTCACCAATGTGTCGTTTAGCCACACACTTAGCCCTTCAGCAAAAAACACCTCAGAGATAGTCACTGCTTTAGCCAAAGCGCTGTCCCCCGAACAGCGCAAAGCCTTACAGCGCGAATTAGCGTTTTAACTATCGCTATGCTGCTGAGCTGCCAGCACTAGCGCCATGATTGAAACGGCAAGATCTTTTCTCGCCTCGGTGCCTGAGCCGTTATACATATCAATCAACATCTGCATTTGCTCAACTAACATCGTGTTTTCTTCCATTACTATTTATCTCGATTCGGCACACCAACTGCGGTGCCTCTCCTATTATTCACACATTTGAAAACGCGCAACCCCTCTCAAATTATCTGGAAAGCCATAGAACTGGACAAAAAACCTTAGCTAGAACGGTCACTTATTGAAAAACTCTCATCAATGATCTTTCCATGCATTTGAACCACATCGCTAAGGAGATCATCATAAACATCTTGCTCAAATTGCACACAACTCAGTCTCAGAGTGTCTCGCATCAAAATAAGTAACATTATTTTTTTGTATAGCACTTGATCCATCACACACCTCGAAATTTAGACGCGCCAATCGAACGCCTCAGCTATTCTCCACATATTTAATAGGTACGCGTCTTTCGGAAAATCAAATTTCAAAAGAAAAATTTGCATTGCAAAATATTCATCCACCACAAACCTAGTCATTCATATGTTTTAGTAATCTCGGACATAGGCTAGTCAATGAGGTTCTAGCAGTGCAATAGCTGGAAAAATCGATGCGTTAACTCGCATAACTAAACCTAATGCCATAATTTTTTGTTCATAAGTGCAATATTCACTAAATTCATGCTCATGTTGAGTGTTTACGATTATTTGACTCATGGTAAAACGCTAAGAGACTTAAGATGTTATCTTCATAAACGAGTAACTGAACGCAGTACGAAGCGCAGTACGAAGCGCAGTACGAAGCGTAGTACACCCCCATAAAGAAAACCTAACTTATTGACTAATATATAAGTTTATCCATTTTCAAAAAAATCATGCGAAAAAATTTAATGATTTTTTTCAATTCTACAAAACCGCTAAAATTGTATTTCTAACAGCAGTTCATTCATGGAAAGCCCCTCAATTTGATGGTATCGATACGGTTCATGCCGCAGTTGGCCACTATCAACCCACCATTCACCGCCATCAGCGTCCATTACTCTGCAGCCATCAAACAATAACCGCTCAATATTGGCAGGATCAGTAATGCCCACCTGCGCAAGGTGCCTGATAATCCGGTCGTCAACCTGCTCCAAAACAGGGTCTGTACAGTTATTCCTACAAGTCCAAGGAGAGCCAAAAGCCGAAGGCAACAGCGCCATGCTCCACTTCGGCATGGCGTCTTTGAGTTCTTTTCGTGAAAGCCGGCTTTCAGCATTCATGGCGCGATTAACGGTAAATAAATCTTTGCGGCGTTGCTTTAGCGTCTTGTATGCCTCCAGCTCATCATCGTTGGCCTTGCGCAGTTTCCAGCGCTCACCACGGGTGATGATTAAGCGCTTTTCGCCAAAGGCGATACCGCTAATCCCCTGTACGCGTTTAGTCACTTCGCCGTATTCATTGCCCTGCGGGGTGACTTCATAATTCAGTGATAGCTGAGCGTTTCGCATTGCATCTTCAAAACCTTTCCAGTCCGAATTACAGGCGGCCGCTTTAGCAGCCTCAATCTCTGGCGATTGCGGGCCTACTTTTATGCGGCGCAGCTCACGCCAAACTTGTACCGATGAAGTGCCGTAAAATTGGAACTGGCGGATCCGATGGCGGTTAGCCCAAGCTGTGGCGCGTGGCGCAACCTCATTAACAGGCTTGCCCGTCTCAAGGTCTAACTCGCCTTGCATGTGCTCGCCCATGATGTTTTTTGAAAGGTATTTGATGATGTAACCCACAGCGCAACCCTTTTGCTTATCAATCGCCTCAATTAATAAACGGTGTTCTTTTGCACCTGGCTCGTTACCGTCAACTTCATAGGCGTATTTTTTGATAATGGCTTTTACTGCGGCCTCATGCTCAGGCTTGACCATACACAGCATGTGCCAGTGCGGGGTTGAATCCTTATGCGGCTCAGTGACGCGGCAGCCGGTAAAGGGAATATTGCGATAACTTAAGGCCGCGCGGATTTTAGCAAACACGTTTACCAGATATTGCTGAGCGGTTTTGGCGTTGTTCAAATCCCATTTGTGGGATTTCATGTGGAACTTACTTGGGCAGGTTAGCGTGACCATAAAACCAATCTTGCCCGACTCCTCGGCCAGTTCGTCTAAGCCACGAGCGCGCACAATCAACTCAACTAAACGATTAGACGGATTAGCATTACCCGCCATCGCGGCCTCAATCAGCGGCAGTATTACCCCCGCTTCGTTTTCAATCATGGTGCTTTCAAGCCACTGCATGGCAGTGCGCTGCTGCGATGTCCACTCGCTAAAACACTCATCACTCACAAACGGCGAGTGTTGATTAACTAAGCCGACAACAATACATAAATGCTCACAGCATTGGTCACGCAGTTTTAGCAACTGCCTTCCCCACCACTTGGCGCAGGTCATGCGCAAAATTGCGCACTCCGCGGCATCTTCAATCTGATCACGTTTTACTGCGTTCCAGTGCGGCGGGATAACCCCCCACGTTTTACATATTTCGGCGGCTGCTTCATAGGCATCAAAATAACCTATGCTGCCAGATGTACTGGCCGCGATCGCTTTTACTTGGACCATGCATGAATCGGCTATTTGAGTGGATGCTATTTTTAGCTCGGTAGACTTACGGTGGCGTAATAATCTAAACGCACTGAATGGCGATGCCTTAGCCAAGACTCTGTTTTCAATGTCATCTTGTCCATCATCTTGCTCGGTAGGCTCTGACTGCTTAACAAACTTCATGCCCGATATTTTATGAAATGGGTACTTATGCCAAACCACTGACAACTTCTGAATGGTTTCGCGTAAATACGCCGAGCCAGCAACAATGCCGCCACGATTAACCCGCTGTTGATAGGTGTTCTTAACTTTATTGCGCACATGGAACGACAGCGGCGCTAGGACTTCAAATCCCTTAGCCGCAGTAAAGCGCTCAGCAGTCTTGTCGAAAATAGGCTGATACAAGCGAGTGGTGTCAACCTTGTCACTGGCGAATGCTATCGCATCGGCATCTTCCCACAAATCCACCTGCGCAGCGGGCTTTCGCTCCGCTGCACTGATGAATGTGGTTAACACCTCTGCGGCAACAGGATTGGGCAGATTAGCGAGGCGTGTTTTAAAAGGAAGGGAAACGGCAATCATGGTTTAAACAATACCGAACTGCACTTTGATAGTGCCGTGCTCACCATACAGCCTTGCAAATTCAGCAACGTTTTTACCGATATAGGTAATCACGCTGCCTTTGGTACAGCTATCTGCTTTACTTCCGTCCTCTTTAATGTAATGCACTCGACCATTGGGGAAGCATTGCGCGTATTTAAGCAGTGGCAAAAACCAACCTTCAGACGAATTACAAAAAGTGATGATCACCGCTTCTTTTATGTTGCCACTTTCATACTCGCTGATAACTTTATTAATCCAATCGCCGTTGCCGGGGATCGGTTTGTCGATATGGTGGCCGCGCTTGATACACGCTTTTTTCTTACATTTGCTTGAACAGGGTTGCTCACCTCTGTGGAAAGGGTGATTCATCCACACGGTGCCATGCCACGTTTTAGATAGCCCATCGACTTCTTTAGTAAAGATGGATTTAGCCTTAATGCTGGCGTTAGCGATTTCATTACTCGCAGGGTCTAAATCTATCCCGCCCATTAACTGGCTCGCCAACTGTGGCCAAGGTGCTGGCGTGTAGTATTCAAAGCCTTGTTCAGCATTTGACTGATTGATGAGATTGGCATTATTAGGTGCGCGAACATTGCTGTGAGTGCTCATACTCTGCCCTCTTCTGTGGCCTCTAGTTGCGCCTTCCACATTTCATCGTAGGCGGCATTTAGCGCATCAAATGCGGGGCCATCGTGCATCACATACAAAGCTAACGTGCGCATACCCAATATTTGCCCGCGGTACAAATTCGCCGCATGGCCGAGCCCCTTTGCTAACGCGTTTTTGTGCATCGACTTCAAATCCGCAATTATCAGCACAAGCCCTTCGGTTGCAGGCACGTCGCTTGTTGCCATCGAGAGATGTTTGTCCATATCAGGCCGCCTTAATACTGTTAACACCGATATTATTGCGAATGGCAATAATGCGAATGCCGATAGTTTTACCCACAGCGGGCGCGACAATATCGGCCACCGCTTTAAGTGATTCGAGCGCCACCTCCACCATTTCACGATCCGCTGGCGTAGGCAGTTTTAGGGTGGCAATAACCCGATTTGCCTCATTTGCGATAACTTGCGCATTTGTCAGAGCCGGTGCTATGCTTTGTTTTGTCATTTGATTGATTCCTCATTCCAGTGATACGGGCCACATGCGTTACTGCGCATGTGGCCTTTCTTTTTTGCCAAAATGCTTTTCCTTCAACTTGGCAATGAGCCAACGATTTCGCCCTCTTTCCTCCTCGGTCAACGCTCTGGCAATAATTTGCCCCTGCATACGCGGTGGCACCGCAATATTGCGACTTAATAAATGTTCATCTGGTTGCCCAAATGGGCGAATAATTAACGCCATAACGCCTCCTCACATTGCGCCCGGCATGGGCAAGTTTTGTACTGCATCGAATGCAACGGATAACACGGGTATTGCCTGAAACTTCTGTTCTACGTCGTGCATAAATAACGCGAGTTCGCTCATGGCACGGCTAGCGCGTTTTACCGCCTCGTGGCGCATGCGTTCTGTCACGCCACCTCGACGGGCTTTGACATCTAATGCCATGTTGCCCAGCCATCCAGCATTGGCGCTGATTTCTAAAGCGCGGTCAGTTAACGACATGCGCTCGCACTGATTTAAGTCATCAATCGCTATCGAGGGCGCACAGCCCAATTCGAGTAGCATGCCGTCGATAATGCAGCGGTTACCGCTCGCCTTGGCAATGTCGACCGCCTCGTGAATACTCAATTGATGCGGTTGATTAAGCAGTAATTTGTTACGCAGCATTTGCGGGCGATTGAACTTGGCCGCAATGGCGACTTCATTCAGTTGCTCGCCGTCGGCAAATTGCCTTAGCGCCCCCGCAATATGCGGCTGGTGCGCGGCTTTTGCTGGCGGTAGCGTGCCTGCTTGTGTGCCTAGACTGTTGCTATACATGGCCGCAAATCTCCCTTTTGCATAAGCTCAAATTGACAACAAAACATCGTCAAACGATGAGTTGCGAAGTACACAATCGCATTGGCTAACCTTTATAAAAAAGCTATCCAAGCAATCAGTACTTCTGCTCCATCGCCTCACGAGTCAGGGCTAACATATTGATAAGAGGCTTTTCTTTAGGGCGGTCTTTAGGGCGTAGTGGTAAGCGGCCAGTCTTGGCCATCTCGCGCACTGTGTTGAAAGGAATGCCACTTAACGTGGCGTATTGCTCAAATGTCACATAAGGCGTTGCGATCTGTAATGCAATATTGTTCATAGCAAGTTATCCTAAGAAAGTTTTGTAATGACACATTAATATCGATTAGTTTTGACGGACTGCGATATCAATCAACTGATTGGATTATTGATCACACTATGACTTACGCGCAAGCAAAAAATACTGAGTTCAGAATAAAACTTGATCAGGTGCCAATTTATGATGGAGGAAAAGACATTGTTGAGCGCCTAATAAAATTATTTGGCGTCAAGAATAGGCTTGAACTTGCTGACTTACTTGGTATGCATCCCGGTTCTTTTTCTACATGGCAAACCCGCAATACGACGCCTCATGAACTGCTAATAAGAATTCATCTTGCCACAGGAATATCAATGAATTACCTATGCTTCGGCATAAGTAATGGTGAGCAAGACCCATACAAATATGGCGCATCTAAAACAGTTGAATTCCTCGATGGAAAGGTTGTAGAAGAGTCCGTAGATGGAAAAATGCATGCACGTTTGAAAATTGTGACTATTGATGACGGAAAAATATCATCACTTGATCACTTTTTTGCTAATACTGAATTTTTAAATGCGCTAGGACTTGATGGTGACAATGATGATTTAGTAGTGAAGTCAGATGGACACCTACTGTTTATCAACTCTAGTAAGAAAAATGTAAATAGTGGCCGCTATCTCTATAGCATCGGTGATGTCTATCAAATCGGCACGTTCAAACTGCTCCCTGACGGCATTACTTACCTATTCGATGATAATGCTAAATACCCAATCAATGCAGATGTGACCAAGATCCACGGCAAGGTGGTTTCGGTTTTAGAAACGGTTTAAGGAATAAATTTATGAAATGGATTTTAGCTATAACGGCTTTGCTAGCACCTCTATCTGCAAGTGCATTAAATGCAAATTTAGACAGGCTAACGCTTATGTCTGAAATAACCTTTGCAGGTAAACCTGCTGTTGTTTTTTATCTTGGCAGCGATGTTGAGGAAAATTACTGCTCTATCTCTGCAACTAAGGACTATGTCCTTAACGCTAATGGCCAACTACTCAATATTAAAAGAGACCAGCCCGAGTTTGATGTGAGTTGCAACTGGGATGGTGAGTATTATGTACTGTCAAGCAATCATATTACTCGGGCAGAGGTTGTATTTATTAAGTCGACAAAAAACACTCCAATGGCTATTCGTTTAAATGCAATGCTCACGACGACTAAAGGTGAACTAGCTACATTTAATAGCCCAAATATTGATGTTGTCGCTAAATAAACATGTAGACCCAAACACCACCAAGATCCACGGCAAGGTGGTTTCGGTTTTAGTAACGGTTTAGAAATAAGAACAAGGAAGTTGATATGAATGAGCTACTTAGGGTGTTGCACGATGCTAACGAGCTGATGCGTAAAAATGAGATTTACTGGTTTAGAGGACAAGCTGATGCTACGCATAAACTACTACCAAGTGTATTTCGCCCCAGACAAGATGGAAGCTATTACGATGAAGCAAAGCTGCTAAAAGAATTTGTTCGTCAGCATCCTGAAGCACGTGAAAAACACTCAAATACCTTTGAGCTTCTAACTTACGCCCAACATTATGGCCTACCAACTCGCCTGCTCGATTGGACTAAAAATCTGTTGGTCGCCATCTATTTTGCCTGTAAGGATAAAAATGATATTGATGGGAAGGTGTTTTTTTATTCACTAAATGATGAGTTAGAGACTACTCAATATCGTTATAATACGTATGAAAATTTTGTCACGAGCGCAAATCCTAAATTAACTTTCCTTGATATGGTTAATGCTAGTACCTTGCTTCTAGATACAATTTATCTAAATGATAGACAGTTATTCTCTCTTGATGATCCTATTAACCTTGGTCATCTTGATGCTCACATGGAAAATAACGTCTTCCCAAAGCTATATACCCGTAAAGGCCCAACAGATTCCCATGGCTTCCTCGGCAGTAACTATGAACAAATTGAAGTTAATCCTATGTCCATTTCAATCCCATATGAGCCAGTTTTACTTAACAAAAGGCTGATCACACAACATGGCGTGTTCACGATTCATGGCGGTAAGATTATTGATGGATTAACTGTTGTAAATGTGTTTCATATGGAAGAAGAAGGATACAACCCTGATAGAATTTGTAATTTACTCATTCCTGCAAGCCAAAAATCGAAAATATTACAACAACTTGAGATATTAGGGATAAGCGAGTCACTATTATTCCCAGAACTTGAATATCAAACCAGACACATAAAAGATAAATGCGTAAATTTCCCTAAACGCGAGTTTAATCCCGAAGATTTTTAATAGAAATAGGTACTGTGGCTATGTCTAAATTGAAATCGGAAACAATTAGCAACTCCGCGCAAGCAAAAGCCCGTCGTTTTGTTAAACCTGTGTATTTAACCATCGCGGCTGTCTTTGGTGTGCTTTTTATTACACTGATTATTGACATTGGCAACGACCCCAAGCCCATAGCAAACGCAGACGCAAGTGCTCCCTTACCAGCGACCAACACAATGGATGAGATAGAGTCGGCTAAATGGCAAGCACTCCAACGAGTCAGTGATTGCCAACTTGCACTTAGAGTATACAACGATTATCAACCGATATTTGCAGAGCTACATCAGTTTGTAACGAATGCTAATAACCAAACTTACCAAGAGATTTATCACTGGAAAGAAGCGACTAGATTAGACGCCCGTGTAGCTGAATTGGATGCAAAATACCCAAGCTCTTACACCGTTTCAATGAATAATACTCTGTTTGCCAAAAACCTCGGCTTCGCAATAGGCCAGTATTGGCGCGATGCCCATTCGAGCTTGCGCCGCACCAATAACCAAGGCCCAATCGACAGCGAACAACCTACCCTAATGAACGACGACCTGCAGTTACTCAAGCAGAACTGCCCAGAAGAATTTAAAGATAAGTAGAGAATAACTATGCCCACAGAGTTAACCGTTGCGACTATTAGTGCAGGAGCAGTAATCTTAGCAGCACTGATCAGTTTTATCGTAGCTGTATCAAGTGCTGTTATTGCTAAAGAGCAAAAAGTATCAGAATTCAGACAGGCTTGGATTAATGATTTTAGAGCTGACGCTGCTACTTTTATATCATGTTCATGCTCCTGTATTTTTTCATTGGACGGACTCCAATCCTCTAAAAAAATTAAATATGATACAGCTATCTACTTAGATTTCTACAACTCTTCCTATAGTTCATTGGAGGTTACAGCAATTAGACTGCAATTTAGATTGAACCCAACCAAAGACATTCTCCTTATAAACTCCATAAATAAATTAAAAATATTATTTGACGACATTGTTACCAATAGTAGCAAGGAACAATTCCCACAGGCCATTGCTGAAGTAAAAAAACACAACTTACATTTGCAAAAAGAAGTTCACCACATATTAAAGTCTGAATGGGAGCGAGTAAAAAAAGGGGAGCTACGCTATAAATTTTTTATTTCTACTGGGAAAATATTTATCGGAGCATCCCTAACAACATTGTTTGTTTTACTGCTGATAAGCAATTTCCCTTATCTATGTTCCCTTTAGGTTTAGTTAATGGCAATTATTAAACAGCCAGACGGCACTTGGAAACTCGACATGCGCGTGGCTGGCCGCGATAGCCGCCGTGTGCGTAAAGTGTTTACCACTAAGGCCGAAGCCTTAGGCTATGAGCGTTATATCCTAAAAGAAGTCGACGATAAACCTTGGCTGGGCAATGCCACCCAAGACAATCGCAGCCTGTGGGAGATCATGCAGCGTTGGCATGACTTGCATGGCCAGCAACTGACCGATCCCGAAAAGCGCATGCGTAAACTGCGTTTAATTTGTGACGGCCTTGGTAATCCAATAGCAAGCAAGCTGACCGTGAACGACTTTGCTACCTTCCGCCAAATGCGTCTCGATGGTGAAATCGCCGATGGTATGGGCATCAAGCAAAAGGTAAAACCCCACACAGTTAACCATGAGCACGCTTATTTAAGCGCGGTGTTTTCTGAGCTTAAGCGACTGGGTGAATGGACCTTACCGAACCCACTAGAAGGGCTATCCCATTTCAAGATTGATGAAATGGAATTGGCGTTTTTGTACGCCGAAGAAATCCCACTAGTGCTGGCCGAGTGTGACAATTCAAAAAATCCGCATCTCACGATTGTGGTTAAAATTTGCTTATCGACTGGGTGCCGTTGGTCTGAGGCCGAGTCCCTGCGTGGTAGCCAAGTGGTGAATAATCGCATCACCTTTATTAAAACCAAAGGGAAAAAGAACCGCACTGTGCCCATCAGCAAAGCACTAGCTGATGAAATCCCACAGTCACGCGGCCCACTTTTTAGCTCATGCCGTAAGGCGTTCGCACAAGCCATCAAGCGTACCGGACTCACCTTCCCCGAAGGCCAAATGACCCACATTTTACGCCACACCTTCGCCAGCCATTTCATGATGAACGGCGGCAATATTCTGGTATTAAAGCAAATTCTCGGCCACGCCGACATCAAAGAAACCATGCGCTACGCCCACTTCGCCCCCGAGCATCTGGACGACGCCATCACCAAAAACCCACTGGCGAATTTAGGAATCTAGCAACATGTCAGAATCACTTTTAGATAATGCAAAGTACGCTGAGTGGAAGGATGAGTTCACTTTCGATACATGCAAACTTAATCGTAAAGCATTTAGTGAGTTCCTTTTAAATTACATGCTTGGTGAAGAGAGCGGTTTTGTACTAAATATTGATGCTTCATGGGGCGCTGGTAAGACAGAGTTTCTAAAGCGAGTCTATATTGAAGCGCTGAAAAAAAATCATCCAACCATTTACATTGACGCGTGGGAAAGTGATTTTTCTAAAGATCCTCTACTGGTCGTAACGAGTGAGTTAGTAAACCAATTAGAAGCATTTAATGGCAGGATTGGAAAGTTAGAAGATTTTGAAAAGTTCAAGGAATATACAGGGAAAATATTCAAGACTTTACTAATCGGAATTGCAGGCTTGGCAACTAAACATTTAGTTGGTGATGGAGGTGTAGGCACCGCAGTGGCTTCTGTATTTCTCAATGAAGAAGATAAAAGCCTTACCTCAATGCTTGCTTCAGGATACGAAGAACAAATTTCAGCAATTCATAATATAAAAACAGCACTAACTCAGTTAGCTGAAGTTCTTGGAAAAAATTATAACTTCAAAACCCCAGTTCTAGTTTTGATTGACGAACTTGACCGATGCCGCCCTACCTATGCTATTGAAATGCTTGAGGTCATCAAGCATTTTTTCAAAATTGAGCACTTTGTTTTTGTTGTAGCGACTGATACTAAGCAAATGCAGGAATCTATCAAAGCAGTCTATGGTACCAATTTTGATTCACCGCAGTACTTAAAACGATTTTTTGACAGGGTTGCTCATTTACCAACACCAGATATTGATACTTACATTGCACATCAAGATACTGATATACATAGATATTTAAATATGATTTTATATCCAAGAGTGAAGTTTATTTTACCTGTAGATCAAATACTTTCACTTATATATCAGAGTTTTAAACTACAAACTCGTGATATTGACCAAATTAACGCGCAATTGCACGCTTGCCTTAGGACACTGAATTCATCAAGTAGAAAAACTATTGTAAATTGGATTGTACTTTTAGCTGGTTTAATAGAAAAACACCTTAACATTCAATCTTTTTATCAAAGAACAAAGCTAAATAGACAAGATATTGATGGTGCATCAATTAAATCTTTACAATTCCAAATCAGGAATAAATTTAGTTCGTTCCAAACAAACAATTTAATAAATTTATCATTTAGCAGTATTGAATTTCACTCTACTGGCAACTCACAAAATGCATACCCACACAACTATGAACACTTTGACATCATTGATAAAAATATAACTGATGAGTTAAAAAAATCAACTATGTCAGAGTTCTATCACATGCTAGAGAATATGCATAAAATCGATGCAAAATTTTTATCATGGGATGATTATAAAAGCTGTATTGAATATGCGGGCTATATTCGCTAGTGTCCACATAGTGCCCACGCAGCTTGTTAATCATCATTGTTATCAATCCTTAGCAATCAGATAAGTATTTGATTAAATTGTAACTTACTGATTTTAATGAGTATCGAAAGAAATGTAGGTGTTCTGGACGCGGGTTCAAGTCCCGCCGCCCCACCAATTTTACCAGAAGGGCTTAACCGCAAGGTTAAGCCCTTTTTGTTTGTAATGGCGGCAGCGAAAACCGAGACTTGGTGTTGTTTGCACCGTGCGGCTTCCAATCCCATTTGCTGCCCTTGCAGTGCATCCATACGCGAAAGACGCCCTGTCGTGATTGGTCGAGTTCAACCACTTGAGTATCATTGGGTTGTGCAGCTATCTGCATCAACAGGTTTTGATACATTTGCTGTAATTGTAAATGCAGTTGCTGTTTTAGCTGTTCGTTTGTCCCACCTCCAAAACTTAAGTGTCAGACTCTCCCCATATGATTTGTACATATGA